CTTATGGTTTTAATACTATAGTCTTTATTTTTAGGACTATTAGCTATTAATGGTTTTGTAATTGTTCCTGCTAGTTTCATAGTCATATATTGTAATATTCTTTTTTATCAAATGGATAATTTACACAAATAGTAATACCACAATATTCTATAGCTGGTAATTCTGTTATTTTGAATTTACTTCTAGGATTTATTCCTAGACTATGAGCAGCTTCCATTAGTGTTGATTTTATATTGTTCATAATTATAAGTTGTAATAAGTTTTTAGATCAGTAATCCTTTTGTATTCAACGTTGAAATTTAGTATAGTTGAAATGTTATTTCTTTCAGTATATAGTAGTATATCTGTACTATATAATAGTGCTGTTGCTATAGATTTCATATATTATGGTAGTTTTTATTGTGTCTGATTATTAATAATATGTAATCCACTTCTTTTGCATTTAAGTTTTGATGCTCATATATATTTACTAATTATTTAGTACTGTTGAGTCTTAATTTAAGGTTTTTTCTTTTCATGTATCATAATAATCAGCTGGTGTGTCAATTTTAGGATTAGTTATATTTAAATATGGAGTTTTTAGGTAAGGTAATAAAATACTCCAATTGTATTTACCTATACATGAATCTAATATATCATTAGACTTATGTGCGTATTTAAAATGTATCATATATTGTAATAAGTATTAGGTTGTTTGAAAATAAATGTACTGTTAATAATATTCTTGTAATTAGGTATTTTAAGATATTCCCAATATGTAAATGCTGGACTATCTAGATTTGTTAGTTGATGAACAACTTCTTCTATTTGTATTGTTTTAAATGTCATATACTCTACTGTATTGGTTGATTACTCCTCTCATATATTGATTATGAGTTATCATTACTGCAAATCTAACATGTCCAAAGATTATGCTAGTTATATTCCTTGCTGAATCTATTGTATTTCTATCTTGTTTATATATCATAATAAGGTCTTTCTCTTTTAAGTCTATTAGTATATTCTTGATTAAACGATAATTCTGGACTATAAGCAAACCAGTGATAACCTACATTAACTAACATTCTTCTTATTTTTAATTCCTTGATTTGTTTTGAATGTTTATATCTCATAGTAAACTTTATGTCTAACGTTATTAAAGCCAGGAAAGAAAATATAATCTAAAAATGATGTAGATATATACATTCTATTATTTACTTTTTGTATTTCTATAGATGTTTGACTATATGGAGCTTTATATATCATAGTAAGTTCTTTTAAGTGTTGAACAACAAGTAATAGTATGTACATAATCATTGTATATCATGTATCTATTTGTACAATCAGTAACTGCTATTATTGTTAATGATGGTCTTAGTCTAGATGATTTATTAGGTATACTATATTTCATAGTATTTCATTTTATGTCTTGTTCCTACTTGCATATATCTAGGTTGTGTAAGCATTAAGTGTTGAAATTCTACATATCTCATATTAGGTATATCTTTTCTACACAGTTTAAATGGTGTTTCAAGTTTATTATATTTCATAGTATTTGTATTGTCTAAATATTGGGTTAAGACGCATAAAAACTTCAAATTCTTTATCTGTTAATAAATATAAAGTATTATGAGTAGGACTCAAAGAATTATAAAGTGTCCTATTAAGTATAAGTCTTTTAGAAGTCATAGTATTTGTGTTGTCCAGTTATAATTGCCATGTTTTGATATGAATAACTAACTTGTTCTATAGTTATAAGTAGAAAAGCTCTTGTATGTGTTGTAGATAAAGGCTTTTGCAATAAAATACTAAATACATTTCGTTTATATGTCATAGTATTTATGCGGATGTGGATGTAAATAATAATCATGTATAAATACAAAGTCTTTATATTCTATATACTTTCTATTTAAGCAATTTGTTAAATTAAGTTTAAAGTCTATTTTAATCATAAATCTTTATATCTATGTTTAAGTGAATTAAATAAAAACATTCTAGAGTCTAATACTTCTACTTCTATTTTATGGATTCCATTATTAGTTCTTTTATGAGTCATATATTATATAAACAGATATTCTTTTTATTTATAAATCTATATTGAAAACCATGAAACTCATAAATAGATTTTACATAAGGTAATGTATTTGAGGCTGTAAAATTTAACTTTAAAACACATTTATCCATATATTAAAGTAAGTTTTATGTAGACTTATTCCATTTGAATATAAATATCCAGTTCTAATATCAACAATAAAATAACCTATTAAGTAGTCAAGTTTTACTACAAATATAGCAAAGTGCATTTCATTATAATTTATATTCTTCATAAATCGTAAAATTTATTATTACGATGAAAATTGTTTCTAAACCATTCTGAATTAAATATATAATCAAAAATATTTCTTCTTTGATTAAAGTTATGTAGATAGTGAAGACTACATTTGCTTACTCCATTGAGTTTTATTTGTTTCATAAATTATAAATGTTACGCATTTTTAACCATACATGATTAAGGTAATTATATTGATTATTCCCAATAGATACAAACTGCATTAAATGATTATCAAACCTCATAATAAGGTCAGGAGATTTTAGTTTTTGTTTCATTATTTATATTGATTAATATTTGTAGTTCTAAAACGACAGTACAGGATTCGAATCTGTATAAACTGTGCACAATGTTTTGTGTTTCCAATTACACTAACCACCGATTTAGAACTTGTATAACAGGCAAGATTCGAACTTGCAACCACTAGCTTCCAGGGCCAGCATTCTACCAATTGAAATACTGCTATATTTATAAGTAGCTCACCATACTACTCTGCGGTTTAAAGAACTTCTAATTACTTATTTAAAATATTCATTAGAGCGTACCGTATTTCGATGCGAAGACAGGATTCGAACCTGTGAACTTCTGATTATGAGTCAGGTGATTTAACCAACTAATCTACCTCGCAATTATCACTGCAAAAGTAATACTATTATTTGTAATTGCAAAATTAATTGTATATTTGCAAAAATTATATTTACATGCTGATTGAATATGAGTACAATAAAACATTTTGGGAAACAGATGGTGGAATATTACTGAAAAATATAGAACCTGTTATCAAAATTAGAGATGCATTTGGAGAAGAAAAAGCCTCTAGAGTAATGTGGGGAATACTTTTGATTTATGATTGGGATTCTACTTTTGCTAATATGGAACAAAATGATAAAATAAAGTTCATTGAGAAGGAGTATATAAAAGTTGAACATGGATTTCTTTTAGCTAATAATGAGATTGTTAAAGATTTTATAGAACTATTCAATCAAATGCAAGAAACTAGTGAGAGAAGATACATTAAAAGTTGGGAAAAGAAAGTTGAAGATAGACGAGTATTCTTAGATAATCTAGAATATGATGCAAACACCTTTGCAATCATTGATAAGATGCTATTAGAGAGTGAAAAAATACTTGCTATGAAAGAGGGAATCCTTAAAAGAATAGAAAAACAAGGAGGAACAGAATTGAAAGGTGGTCAAAAGTTAAGTATGTTAGCTGAAGGTAAGATAAAAGTATGATAGATATTAATTGTGCAATATGTAAAGGAACAGGAACTTCAACTGATGTTCAATTTGATGATCATTCAGTGATAACTCCATGTGCAGGATGTAATGGTTCTGGAAAAGTACAGATAGAAAATGAATATGATTTGTTTGACTTACTACAATTTATGTCTATAGAAATTAATTGTGCAATATGCAAAGGAACAGGAACTTCAAATGATGTTCAATTTGACGATCATTCAGTGATAACTCCATGTGCAGGATGTAATGGTTCTGGAAAAGTACAGATAGAAAATGAATATGATTTGTTTGACTTACTTAAAATAGAATATGATTGAACTAGATTTAACTGATGAAGATGTTACTGAAATAATTGGTGACCATAAAGACTATAGAAAAGGTAATATTAGAGTAATACAACAAATGCTTAAAGATGGTATTTGTATTAATGCTAATGAATGTAAAACTAGAACTATGGAACTTGAAAAGGTTACTGAAAAGGAATTCAATGAAACTATAAAATGTTTAATGGAATATCTGGAAACAGCTTTTTCTAATGTAGATTATTCAAAAATACAGAAAGAAGATAAGATTTATTTAAGAAAATTTTGCAACTTTACACCCAAATTAAAGATCATTCAGAATAAAGGTTTAGATAAAATAAAAGGTAAAATCAGAAGTTCTAATGATACTAAATTACATGTGAGATATGAAGGAATGAGTTACAGAGAATATTATAAAAAGAAAAATGGAAAATAAAAACTTTACTGCAAAAATTAAGAATACACTTGAAACTGTATCTCAAATAGTAGAAGGTACAGTTAACCATGTTACAGGTAATATTACTGAATTAAGTAAGAAAAGAATGGAGATATGTAAAGCATGTCCAGGTTTGAAAGATAATAAAATATGTGATCCAAAATATATCCATGAATTATCTGATGGTACAAAAGTAAGAGGTTGTAATTGTTATGTTGAATTAAAAACAAAATCAGAAAAGGCATCATGTCCAGCAAAGAAATGGTAATATGGGTTTTAGAGTAGAAAAAATAGAAGAAATATCAGGTAATAAATTTATTCTAGTAATTGGAGATGATAGTTTATCTATCTTTGATTATTTAGGTGTAAAAGCTTGGGCAGGATTATCTGTTGCAGATGCAAGAAGATATAAAGAATCTAAAGGAGATGCTTACCTTGCAGGTTGGACTAATGAATTACCTAAAGGTCATCCTGATTACAAGTATTCTCCATTTTTTGTATTCCTTAATGAAGACAGATTAGAAAAGAAATACATATCTCAAGTCCATGAATCAGCTCATTTAGCTAGAGCCATAATGGATTATAAAAACATTACAGATGCTAATGAAGAAAAGTATGTTCAATTAATGGAGAATTGTTATAGATCTATTATTGCTTACTTTGATGCCCAAAATGAAAAGAAATTTAACTTAACTTTATGAAATCATACCTAGCAGTAGACAAAAATGGCGAAGAATTTATTTACAATGCTTTACCAAATAGACAAGGAGATAGATTTTACAATCAAAAGTCTCATGGAGAATACCATTCAGTAGAATTACCTAAAGGTTCAATAGAAAAACTATTAGGTAGAAAACTTACATGGCAAGATGAACCTCAAATGATAGAATAATGAAAAAGAATTTTAAACAAAGTTTATTGATATTTTTTATGTCATTTGTCATGGCGTTTAGTAGTATATGTATGATTCATTATGCTAGTCATTTAAATCTATATGGTACAGCATTTATGGAGTTTTTAGGTCCAATATTAGGATATTTTTATTTAAGAATTCAAATTAAAGAAGAAAGCGAAATTGGTGCTTTTATAAATGCTATTAATGCTGGATTTGGTTTTATGACTGGATCTATAATTGCAATTAAATTTTTAGAATGGTCAACCTAAATGAATTTACACGTTTTGGAATTGAGTGGAAACGTGGAGATTATAAAAAGCTCAATAAACATTCAGTAGAATACAGACTATTATGGCAAGAACAGTTAAATCGTTGCTATAATGGTCATTCTATTGGAGGTGAATATATATCAGGATTCCTTTATTGGTATATAAACTTTGGTAGTATTGAATTACTAAGAGATGATGGTAAAGGTAAGCATAAAGGTATTCCTTTATTAAGAGATATTGAAGTCATTATTGATAAAGAAATGATTCAATGTGAAAAAGAAGGTAAAAATCTTATGCTTATGACAGGTAGACGTGGTGGTAAGTCTTATATTGGTAGTGGAAAAGGAACTTATACTTCTACTATCCTAAAAGATAAAGCATTAATGTGTACTTTCGATACAGATAAGGAAGGTAATATTATGAGAATGTGTGAAACTCATTTGAATGGTATGCTTGAAACAGAATTCTTTATTCCTATTCTTAAAAAAGAAAATAAACATGACTTAATGTTGGGTTATGCTAAAAGAGATCCTGAAACTAAAAAGTATATTGATACTTATACAGGAGGAGCTATTTATTCTAGGACATTTAAGAATAATAAAACAGCAGCCAATGGATTAAGTGCTAAATTTGCATTATTTGAAGAAGTAGGTATGTTTGATAATTTAATTGAATCATACAATGCTACTAAATATTGTTGGATGGATGGTAGTTATCAATTTGGTATGGCTTTACTTGTAGGTACAGGTGGTGATATGGAAAAAGGATCTATTGATGCAGCTAAAATGTTTGAAGATCCTGATGCTTATAATCTTAGATGTTTTGATGATCCTGAAAATCCTACTAAACAAACTGGATTATTTATTCCTGCTCAATATACTTTGAATGATTTTAAGAATGAGCATGGAGATACTGATTTAATTAAATCTACAGAGTATTTAATAGGAGTTAGAGAAGCACTTAAAAAAGCTAAGAATATAAATACTCTTTATGAAGAAATACAATATCGTCCAATGAGATGGCAAGAAGTATTTCTTAAATCATCTGGAAATGTTTTTAATGCAGCTCTTATTCAAGACCAAATGAATAAAATTTCTATGGATAGAACTTTACAAAATATAGGAACTAGAGGAGATTTAGAATGGGCAGGAGGTTATACTAGATTTGTTCCTGATGATAATTTACGTGAAGTAGAATTTCCTATAAATAAACATAAAGAAAATAAAGGTTGTGTTACTATTTATGAGCATCCTTTTGAAGAAGTAAAAGGAGATTATAGAACTATTCCATTTGGATTATATTTAGCAGGAACGGATCCATACCAACAAGATCAAGCTAGTTCTTCTGTATCTGTAGGTAGTACTTTTATCTATAAAAGAATTATTGGATTAGATAAAACTTATGATGTAATTGTAGCTGAATATACAGGCAGACCATTAAGATCTGACGATTACTTTGATACAGTAAGGAAATTATTGATCTATTATAACGCTAAATGTTTATACGAGAACAATATTCCTACTATGAAAGCATACTTCGAGCAAAAACAATGTTTACATTTGTTAGCTAAACAGCCTAATATCTTAAAAGATATTCTAGAAGTATCTGGAGTAGAAAGAGGTTATGGAGTTCACATGACTCAAAAAGTTAAAATGTATTTAGTAGATACAATTTCCAATTGGATTAACACTGAAAGAGGCGATGGTATTTATAATATTCATCATGTCTATAGTATGGAGTTATTAAAAGAATTATTGAATTATAATTTTGAAGATAACTTTGATAGGGTTATTGCCTTTGGTATGTGTTTACTTAAAGATCAAGAAGAATATAAAAATAAAGTTCAGGATAATGATAGTAGAGAATTACATGAGAAGTTTTTCTCTCCAATGTTTTCAAGAGCTGGATTTGATGATAAAAAATATAAACCAAAACATGGGTATTAAAAATGATTAGACAAGTACAATATGGAGTCCATGGATATTTTGGACTACCTGAGCAAAAACTCACGATAAAAGAAAAGATCAAAAAGTATAAGTCAGTAGATGAATGGGCTGCTTATACTACTGATGCTATAGAACAATTATTAGGTTTTTCCTGGTCAACTAGAATTAACTCTATGTTTGATAGAATCTCTATGGAAGCTAATTTAGATCTAATTGAAAAAGGTGTCTATGATACTTCTAAATTTAAGGAGTTAACTGAACCTTATGGTACTAATGAGACAGTTCAGTTTCCTGTAAAGCTAGAACATTATGACATTATTAGCTCTAAATTAAATGTACTTATTGGAGAAGAATTACTTAAACCATTTAATTACATAGTCGTCAATAAGTCATCTGAAGCTGCTGAGAAATTTAACAAGGCTAAAAATGATATTGTCCAACAATATCTAATGCAACAGCTTATGATTATGGAACAACAAATGGCTAAATTAAATGGTCAAGAATCCATGTTCAAACAAGAAGCTGTTAATAATCCTGAACAAGCTCAAGTTAAAACTCCTGATGGTAAGATACTTAAGTCTATGAATGAGATTCAACAATATGCTGATTCAACATTCTCTGAAGTAAGTGAAATGACAGCTAATGATATTCTTAGGTACCTAGAAAAGAATTTAGATTTACAATATAAATTCATTAAAGGTTATAGAAGATACTTGGCTACTGATACTGAAATCTATTGTGTATCTGAAATAGGTGGAGATGTAGATGTTAGAGTAATTAATCCTATTCTATTTGATTGTGATTTAGCACCTGAAAATGATTTTATTGAAGACTCAATGTATTGTAGAGAAATTAGATTCTTAACAGTAGGAGAAGTTCTAGATGAATTTCATGATGTGTTTACTGAAGAAGAAGTTGAAACTCTTGAGATGTATACACAAGGTAGAGCTGATAAATATGATGACTATACTCAAAATGTATTTAAGCAAGGAGCTAATACAGGAGTGAGAGTAGCTAGATTTGAATGGAAGTCCATGAAGAAAATAGGTGTAGTTACCATATTTGCAACTGATGAACAAGGTAATGAATTACCTCCTGAAGAAATTGTAGTTCCTGAAGACTATAAAGCTCAAACTCCTGATGAACAAATTAAATGGATGTGGATAACTGAAAGATGGGAATCTTATAAAATCATGGATAATATCTATACAAAAATGAGACCATTAGAAAAACAATACAGAGCTTTAGATTCTTTTGCAGATACTAAAGGTTCTTATATTGGATATAAAGGTCATTATTCTTTAGTAGATCAAATGATTAAATATCAAGATTTATATAACCAGGTAATGTTCCAATTGAAATTAGCTTTTGCAAGAGCTAAAGGTAAAGGATTAATTATAGATGTTCATCAAATACCAAAAAGATATGGATGGGATATTGATAAATGGTTATATTATTTAGATGTATTTGGAGTTGCATTTATTAATAGTTCTGAAAAGAATGAAGATGGAGAGAGAAGTTCTTTTAATCAATTTACAGATTTTGACTTAACTCTTGGTAATCAAATTCAAAGTTATATTGCTCAATTAGAATTCATTAAAGCTGAAGTAGAAAATGTATCAGGGATCTCAAGACAAAGACAAGGTGAAATCAAGAATACAGAAACTGTTGGAGGTGTTGAACGTTCTGTTGCACAAAGCTCTGCTATTACTGAAAAATATTCTTATATCCATTCCGTTGTAAAGAAAAATGTACTACAAAGATGTATTGATATTGCTAAGACTGTTTACAAGAAAGGCAAGAAAGGTATGGCTATTATGTCAGATTATTCTAGGTCTATGTTTGAAATATCTGATGATGATTTTCAATATGCTGATTTAGGTGTATTTGTAAGTAATTCAGCTAAGGATAAAAGTGAACTAGAACAAATTAGACAAGTTATTGGTCAAGCTTATCAAGCTCAAGTTATTAGTTTCCATGATATGATTAAAGCTATAAGAACAGATAGTATAGCTAAGTTAGAACAAATAGCTGAATTATCTACTCAAAAAATGGATGAGCAAAAGCAACAAGAGATGATGTCTCAACAACAAATGCAACAACAACAACTTCAATCTCAACAACAAATGCAGGAACAAATGCTGCAAATGGAAGCTCAAAAATTGCAGTTAGAAAAGTATAAAGCTGATCTACAAGCTCAAACAGCAATTAGAGTTGCAGAGTTAAAAGCTGAAGGACAAATTTATGCAATGAGAATGGATATTGATGCTGATGCAAATAACAATGGAGTATTAGATGCTGTTGAAGAAAAGAAAGTTATGCTAGAAGAAAAGAAATTAAACCTAGATGAGAAGAAGCATAATGATGAGATGAAAATGAAAGAAAAGGAAATAGAAGTGAAGAAAATTGCAGCTCAAAAGAAACCTTCTAGTACACAAAAGTAATCTAGTAGTTACACTTGCTGAAATGTATTTGTTTTTGAATAATAATATTATATTAAATTTGTGCACCTTAACAATATATTATAATGGCATTAGAAAAAGACGAAGACTTCAAAAACTTCACTTTTCAAGGAACTGAGAGTGAAACTATTGATGCAGGTGAAGACTTAGGTATCACTCTGCAAGAGGATGAAACTATTTCTTCAGAAGAAAATGTAGAGGCAGAAGTTGAAACTCCTAAGGTAGAAACTACACCTGCACAGAATCAAGAAGAAGATGTAGAAACAGAGGAAGAACAAGTTTCCTTTAAGCCTCTTGCAAAATTATTTTTTGAAAAATCAGGTGGAGATTTCAAAGATGAATTTCTACAAGAAGATTCAATGGAAGGATTTGTAGAATTACTTAAAGACATTGTTAAAGAAAACTCTACTCCTAATTTTGCTAATAAAGAAGCTGAAGACTTTAATGAGTATTTAGCTAAAGGTGGAGATCCTAAAACATTCTTTAATGTTTACTATAATAGTCAAGATATGGATTATGAATCTTTAGACTTGTCTAAAATGGCAAATCAAAAGATGGTTCTTGAGAATTACTATAAGGAAACTACTAAATTTTCTCAAGATAAAATTAATAAACTTATTCAGTCTTCTATTGCAAATGATGAGATTGAAGATGATGTAAAAGAAGCTATTGAAACTCTTAAGGTTAAATCTGAAGAAAATAAAAAGCAACTTATTGAATCTCAGAAACAGCAACAAGAAAGAGAAGCAAAAGAATACCAAGCTCAAAGACAGCAAGAAATTAGATTCATTGAATCAGCTTCTGTAAAAGAGTTAGGATTCGACATTCCTAAACAAGAAAGAGAACAATTAGTATCTTTTGTTTATGGAGTAAATCAAAAAACAGGAAAGACTGCTTATCAAGAGTTCTTTGAAAAGGATCCAAATGCAAGTATTAGATTAGCTTATTTAGCTATGAAAAATATCCTTTCAGAAGAATCTATGATAAAGCAGACTAAAGGAAAAGTGATTAAAGAAATTGAGAGTTCAGTAAATAAATTAGCTGCTAAAACAGGTAACAGTATGAAACCTCAAAATAATTATGATAAGTCTTTAGCAGAGACAGTTAATAGTTTTAAATTTGAAAAAAAGTAAGTAAAGTATGGTAACAAGATTTATTCGTGGTAAATCAATGGATGGTTCATTCACTGATACGAACAACCTAGCTCAAGCTTTGATGATTGAACCAGAAATTGCAGATGTTCTTATATATGCCTATGGTATGGAAAGAAAAGGTGATGTTTATAACCTTTTACAATACCTAACACAAGGAAGAGGAGCAGTAGCAACTGAAGGAAAATCATATAAAGTAATCAGTAATGATGAACTTAAATGGCCTGTAATGGGACATATGGTAACGTCAAAACCTATCTCAGGAACAGTACAAGGTAATGGATTAGGATTTTCTACATTTGTAGTTCCTTTTGCAGAAAAGTATTATTCATTAGGTTTTGTATTAAGATTTGAAGATGGTTCACAAGCTAGAATTGTAGAAGAACCTTATAAATTAGGTAATAATTGGTGTTATACAATGCAGTTAATGGGTAATTTACCTGGTGCATTTGTAGGTACTGAAGCATTAGAACCAGGAAAAGAAGTAGGTTGGAACTATACAGCTTATGAAGAAGGTTCTGAAGGTGGAGGTATGGTAGAAGCAACTCCAATGTGGTTTACTAATCAAATGTCAACACACAGAACAAAAACTGGTATGACAGCTGATGCTAAATTACAAAAAATTGCTTTTGAAATTGAAAGAAATGGTAAGAAGTCTAGACTTTGGTTATTTGAAAAACAATTTCAAGCTACTCTACAACACATGAGAGCAATCGAAAGATTACTATGGGATGGTAGATATAATAAATTATCTGATGGATCTATTCCTCAAATTGGGGTTAATGGTAGACCTGTTAAACAAGGATCAGGAATTGAAGAACAATTAGAAGGTGTAAACAAAATTGTTACTTCAAGATTAACTGAAGATTTATTCTATCAATTAGCTGTAGATTTATCTCACAATGCAGGAGATGCAGAAAACAAAAAAGTAGTGATTGTAACAGGTCATGGTGGTATGTATGAATTTGATCAATGTTTTAAAAGAGCTTCTGCTTCATTGAGTCTTGTTGATACTCACTTTGTATCTAAAAATAAAGGTGCAGAATTGTCTTTTGGTGCACAATTCACATCTTACAAAGGTCCTTATGGAATCGAATTTACAGTAATCAATCATCCAATGTTTAATGATGCCAATGTCTATACTAAGAAAATTGGTCCTAAACAATTTACAGATCAATCTTACAAGATGTTCTTCTTAGATTTTTCTGATTATGGTGGAGAATCAAATATCCAAATGATTACTAAAGGAGCTAATGGTGAAAACAGACAAATGCTTCAATGGTTTACAGCAGGTTCTACTACTCCTGATTTTGGAGGAAGTACTGGTGTAGGTAAAGTATTGAGATCACATAGTGGTGATTATTTTGATCAGTATACATTAAGTCAATTAATGGTACAAATCAGAAATCCATTGTCTTGTGGTATGATTCACATTCAACCTCCTGTTTCTTAAATATTAAACCCCTAACAATAAATGGAAAAAGTAGTTGTAAAACCTTGTAAAAGTATAGTAAGAGCTGGTCAATTGGCTATGTTCAGAGATGCTAAAATGACATTTTCTTTATTAATTAAAGATTCAGTAACAAATGAACCTATGTTACCATCAGGTTGGAATTTCGAAACATTAAGAGATAGATTTCCATCTGTATATGATAAGTTAGTTATCAAAGGTAGTTCAGGTAAAGAAGCTTGGGTTGAAGACGCAGCTTCTAAAGTAAAACTAACTATTAACCAATTAGGTATTAAACTTAATAAGGAAAAAGAAATGGATTTATTTTGGTCAGAGTTATTGAAAGCTGGTATTTATAGAGAAGTTGGAATGAAAGAAGAAGCTGTAACTTCAGATCAAAAGTATTTTATATATGATGAAGAAGCTGAAGCAGTAGTTAAAAAGACTAAGTATGAGAACTTAGCTGAAGCATTGACAAAACTTAAAAAGTTTTCAGCTGATGAAAAGATTCAGTTATTATCATTGTATGGTCAAGAAACGAAAGCAGTAACAGAGATTGTAGCAGAATCTAAGCTATATGATTTCATTGAAAAGAATCCTGCAAAGTTTTTGGATAAGATTAAGAATAAGGAATATACATGGAAACTAATAGACCTTAATTTGATGATTGAGTACGGAGTTTTAAGGATACAAAACTATAATTACATGTATAATGATAAGCTTATTGGAGCTAATGAGGATGCAGCAATTAAGTTCTTGGATATGAAAGAGAATAATGTATTAAGAGCACAGCTGGTTGAAGAACTTGAGAAAAAAAGAAGAGAGTATAAATAATGACGATTTACGAATTACATTTAAGATTTCTAGATATTGTAGACAAGTTAGCATCTAATGTATATGCTGAAATTCCTATTGAACAAAGAGATAGAATTTTCAACAATGCTATAGATAGATTTGTTAAGCAAAGATATGGAATTAACAATGCAAAACGTGAAGGATTTGAAGTTACTCAGAAAAGAACAGATGACTTGTCTAATTTAGTAGTTTATACAAAGATTGATAAGTTAACTAGTGGATTTTTTCAAGATTCTAATATAGCTACAACATATTTCAAGATTCCTACTGACTATTGGTTTTCCATAGTAGAAAGAGTCAATTGTGATTTTCCTCCTTGCCCTAAGTTCAAGTACACAAACAAATGTGGAAAGATAACCAAGGAGGAGAATCCATTAAAGAGAGAAAGTGTATTAGTACATTCAAGGAGACACAATGAAATTAACACTTTATTGCTAGATCCATTTAACAAACCTCAAGACAGAGAAATGTTTAGAGTTATGACAAATGGAGATATTGAAGATGAAAACAGTTATAACATGATTCAGTTATTTCATGATAAAGCAGTTGCACCTATAGAATATGAGTTAGGTTATATTAAGAAGTATAAGCCATTAAAAGTGGGAAGTACATATAATGTAACAGATAAAAACTCTAGTTTATATTGGAAGAATCTAGAATTTTGGTTTAATAATGAAACACACCAAGAGATAATAGATATAGCAGCTAGTTTAGCAATTGAGATAACAGAGAATCCACGATATCAAACATTTAAAAACGAAACAATTACACAAGAATAAAAATTTAAAAATATGGCAAACGTAAAACCAGAACAAGTATTCGTAGTTACTACTGTTGAAGAACCAGGTGTTACTCATGCAACAACATTTGCAGCTCCACCTGCATCTGGAGGTTTATATGCCTTTGGAGATGTTAATGCTTCTGGAGTAGTAAATTATGGCGTAACAGCTGCAAATTTAGCTGCTTACATTCCTGAAAGAATCCAATTTGGAGTTCAAGATGCAGTTAGAACATTGAGATTATCTGATTATATTAGAAAAGGTCAAGTAGAAAAATATACTGTTACTCCATTTGCTTCTAAAACTCCTTTAGTTTGGGTTATTGATTTATCTACTGTCAACATGAATAGTTCTGATAGTATTACATTGATGATTCAATACAGAAAAACATCTATGGATTTTTGTATGCAAAAGATACAAATAATCTTAAAGCATCAAGGTAGTGATGCATTGAATGCTATTGAATTAACTAGATTAATTAATGAATCAGTTACTCAACAATTAATGCAAAATCAATGGAAACCTATTTCAGCTTATACTGATGGTGTAGATACTGTATATGTTCATGAGACTCAAATGCCTGCTGATTTCAGTGGTATTAATACTCCTAATCAATTTATCTTTGATTTGTCAGAATCGTCTTCTTATGATAGTTCTACAGGAATTGAAGAAGATTATTGGACACAACATGGTGCTGTAGCTGGAACTTTAACTAGAAACTTCTATGACATTACTGTTCCTTATGGTGTTGATCCTCTTGATTATTTACAATATAATGCTACAGGTAAATATTGGGAATTAGCAAGTGCTGTAGCAACTCCATTCTTAACAGTAACTCCAACTCCTGTTGCAACTACAAACTTAACAGGTAATGGACTTCCAATTTTGATTAAATCTCATTTGAGAGAAACTGATTGGGGTTATAATGGTGTTCAAAACAGAACTCATTATGCAGATACTGGTTATGATACTGTCAGCTTGACTACTGAATATAATACTCATATCATTGAATATTTTGAAAATTCTATGGTTGAAATGGGTGGTTCTACATCTAGAAGAAAGGCTAAAAGATTGATTATGTATGTTCCTGCTGGAGCTGAATCAACTCAATTAACTACGTTAATTAATGCATTTATAGGCACTCCTGCTCAAAACAGAATGCACGTATAATAAACTCATTGTTAGGGTGCACTTGTGGGAGAGATTCTGCATTTGCACTCTATTTATAAATAATTCTTATGGCATCATATACATTCAATTTTTCTACAAATTGTACAGGAACTTATACTGTATCTAGTACTACTACTGCATTTACAAATGTAGCATTCATTTCATTTGCAGCTGCTGATGAACATGTTGTAATAAATGCTATTCCTGTAAGTGCTAATTTTACAGTTTGGAATAGAAGTATGTATTTGCCAGAAACTCCACTTGCAGGTCAAGATGAGTTTAATATTGTATTTGCTAATAATTCTATTGATCCTCAAGAAGTAAATACAGATGATCAATTTATAATGATTAATATACCATGTACCTCTAATGTAGAATTTGTAGATAATGTAGCTCAAACTGGAGTCTATAATATTGTATGGGATTTTGGAGATGGTACTTCTGCATCTGGAACTAGTGTAACTCATACTTATGCTAGACCTGGTCAATATGTAATAACAAAAACAATAACCTTTTGTACAGAGCCTTAATATGTGTTGTGGTAGTCCTCCTTTAAATTTAATTTGTGAAGATACTGATGTTACTAGTAGTATCGTAGTTCCTGCGTTTATACCAGAAGCTAATTTTTCTATTATTTGCAATACTACAGATAGTAGCAATAATGTACAAGGAAATACCAATTGTATTAATGGTAACCAAAGTTGTTCTTGTGAAGACAAATCATTTTGTAGATGTATACAATTAAATCAAACTATAACATTAGTTCCAAATATAATTATTAATAATAGTTATTGTGAAGATGATCCTACGTTTGAATATATTATAAATGATGAAATAGTAGTATTTGATACTCCTATTGATTTGACTAATTATTTTAATCCTATTGAATTATCTTTTTCTGCAAAAGGAAAATACACTATAACATTAACAGTAACTAATTGTTGTGGTACTTGCACTTACTCACATGAGTTGATTGTAGGTGGAACTACCACAATAGAGAGAGTTGATTGTTATAAATTTAAGTTCTTAGATTATTATAATTTTGCAAATATCAGTAGTAAAACATTAAATGTAGTATTAAAAGATGTTAGTTTACAAACCATTAAGCAATGGCAATTTGTAAACTATACAGGAACTACAGAAGTTTTATTTAGTGTTCCTTCAGATGGAGTTTATATTGTTTCTTATCAATTAGTAGATTCATTAGGAGTAGTAATTGTAAATAAAGAATTTACAATCTATGAATTCTGTGGATTAATTGGTTGTTATGAACAAATGATTACTCAAAAGATATGTCCTTCTAGCACATGTACAGATGAGGCTACAGCTAAGAATTTATCAGAAAAATTAAATGAATTTGTAGCAATAGCTAGTGCTTTTTATGCAAGTTTAGACATTCAGTTTGGAAGAACTTATGGGAATTTTGAGTATAAAGAAGAGTATCTAAATACTTTACAGAATCATCAGTTTTTGTTGAATACACTTAACAAGATTTGTGGTAAGTGTAATATCCAAATGACAGAAAATAGCAATTTTAGTAATGAACCTGTATGTATAATTTGTAATGGAGGTAGTATATGAGTTGCAAAACATTAGTAACCACAAGAACTTATGCAGTTAATAATGCATTAGGTGTTTGGGATACAGATATAGATCCTGTTCCTAGATACATAAAAGCATGGGCTGATCCTTTGTATGCATATACAGGAGGAATAGAATGTGATGCAGATCCATTTACAGAACCTGTACCTACATTATTAAGTGAAATAATTCCTAAGTTAAAAACTTCTCAATATGGAGTATTTCAAAATTCATTGTTTTCAAATTCAAATAAATTTAAGTATAAGTTTCAAGTATTCTTAAAAGAGAATGATATACTATCAGAAACGATTACAGGTACTTCTTCTATACTTAATAATATACCAGATGACTTTGTAGGTTATTATGATTTTCAACCTATTATTACATCTACAAATACAACTGGATTAACAATTTATAGAGATGTAGTAGATGTAGTTTATAATCCTAATGCAGCAAATAGGCCAAAAGAATTTAGTAGTATTGGAATTTCTTTTGATGGTTCAAGCTTAAGAGTCATAATGTTATCTGGTAATTATGGAGATAAAAATGTAACTCCAACTGCTTGTGACTATGCATTTCAAAGTATTGTATCTGATCCTATTACTATTGCTGGAATAGTAAATATAGAATTAATATGCGTTAATAAGATATATACTATAAAGGTAAACGATGTAATTATTCCTAATACAGTTACTGGAAATCCTGTTTTTTATAATAATAAAACTGTTTTAGGTAAATTTACTGATTCTATAATTGAAACTAGATATTTATATTCAGATCTTTGTTCTATTTATTATGAAGTAAATGAGGTACCTACTTACCAAACATTGTTTGAAAATGCGATTAGTAGTGGATTAACTATCACTATTCCAAACACAATAGGAAGTAATAATTTAGTTTTACATAATTATAGTTTAGGAAGTATAGTAGATAACTCTAATTGTTGCCCTATATATCAATCAGTTACAGCTAGTAATAGTCAAATAGGATGTTGTTTTACTCCAACAGAAGAAGACAATATTAGATATAAAATAAATAATTGGTACTTAAATTCCTTAGGATTTAGTTCTATTGAGTATGCAGAAATGATGCTTAAGATAGGTAAAAATAAAGAAGCCAATGAAAAATTAGAAAAAATCAACTCTGTCCATCAATTTGTATTCTACATTATGTCTATCAGAAATAGAATGGTGTGTGAGGGAAAACCTTATACTGATTTTGTTTCTGATGAGACGTTAAATACTTTTGTAGAGTACTTTAATTGCAGAGGAATAAACATTAAATGTCCATTACAAATTGCCATGATAGGAAATTTTACGAATTGTTGTGATCAAATAGAAGCTTCTGTAGATTGTGAATGTACAGATGAAATACCTAGTGCAATTATTTCTGCACCAATTTATCAGTATGATTTAGCTTCAGAAGCTGATCAGACATTAGAGTACACTCAATTAGTAGAATATCCAGGACCTCCTAGTATAGTTCCATTTAGCTGTTGTAGTGGAAATCAATCAATGGTAGTATCTAGTACGCTAATTAATCCTCATAATCTACCAATTAGTATTATTCCAGGTGCTTTAACTACAGATGGGACATTTACTTATGATATTACTTATAATTACTTAAATTCAGTTATTACAGATGTAAAAGAATTTTATGTTCAATTTACTGTTTGTGGTCAAACTATTTTAAGAAAGCATTTATATAGTGCTATAGATACTTGTGTTACTATTCCAAGTACAGTTGTAGTTGAAAATGAATTAGCTAATATTATATTAGATATTAATGAAGATTTTGCATTTAATGTAGAAACTGTAGGAGTAACAATTAATCTAGGCGATTTTGAATGTTGTCATTCAGGTCAAGTAAGTAAAGTGTTGAGTATTGATACAACTAGAATAACTCCTGAATCAGGACTAACAATTCTATCTCCTATAGTAGGACAAGAAGGGCAAGGATCTATACTGTTATCATATCATTTTAATGGAGAACAAGCATTAGTAGGAACAATTCAAAGAGTTTATTTATCTTATTCTATATGCGATGAAATTGTATATTCTGGTTATATTGTTTTTGAAGTACAAAATAATTGTACTCCTGATATAGTGCCAACATTTACACCTAATCCTACATTATTAGCATTTGATTTCAATGGATTAGGCGGTAATACAACTTCTTTTCAAATAGGAATTACAAATTATCAATGTTGTCAACAACCAACTAATATAACTTATTGGTTCCCTGATAATGGATTCCAAATATTTACTCAAATGGAATTATTTGGACTAAAATTTAACTTACCTTTAGGTAATCAACAAGCATCAAATAATGTAACATTAACATATACTTTTGATAGAGCAAAATATCTTCAGTTTATTACAGCAGGAAATACATTACCTGGAGGTACATATAATTTCAAGATGAATTATACTATTTGTGATAATGCTACGATTAATAGTTATGATATAAATATAACATTTACAGATACTTGCAGTCCTGTTCCTGGACCACAATCAACAACTTCTGTTACATTAGATCTATATCAATCATTAGGAAAATCGATATTTGTTAATACGGAAATAACTTATGGTTGTTCTGCATGTGATTCTACCTCTAATCAGTTTTCTTATTTAGGAATAGATTCAGGAGCTAATAATGCTGTACTATCAGATACTATAATTGTTCCTACTTCAAACTTAGCTACAGGATATAATTTACAATTAAGATCTAGACCTCATTTAATTGATATTGGAGATTTTAATAATGTTTCTTATCCAATAGATCAAACTACTGATTTATTAATAGATTCTAATTGTGGAGCAAATAGTTTAACTGTAAATACATTTTTATTAGATAATTATATGAGATCTGATGGAAACACACAAAGATCTGTTTTGGCAAAGACTAGTTTAATTGGCTTTAATCCTAATAACAATAATAATATAATGTTTATTATTCATCTTACAGGATCTAGTAGTATAGAATTAAGTCAATTTAACATGTCTAATTTAATTTCTACAGGAAGTGCAAGAGTAAGAGCAGATGTTTATACTTTAGGAACTAGTACAATTAATTATTCAGGAACATATACTCAAAATATAAATGATGTAGCAACTATAACAGATATTTCAACTCCAAGTACTGCGATACATTCTTTTGTATCTCCAATAGTACTTACAGGAGCTGTAAATACTGCACCTACCCCTAATATATTTAGTCCTATATTGCCAGATGGGTTTTATGCAGTTGTAATCAGTTTTGAATATTGTACAATAGATTATTTAGAAGGTCAATTTAATATTATATAGTATGGATATAACAACAATAGGAGTAATTACTGGTTTAATACTCAATTTCTTTGGAATGGGCTTTGGATTGATAAAGTTTATATCTTTTATATCCGAGAGTGCAACTGAAAAAGCTCATTTAATTAATAGGATTGAACAACTTGAGAAAAACAAAGTTGAAACTATACATTTCGAATTATTGAAAAGAGATGTAGATTACATAAAAAGTGAATTAGTAGAAATTAAAAATCTTTTACATCAATTATTAGATAAACAATGATAGATCAGATACTTTCTTATTTTGAATTAGAACTTATTGTATTAATTATAATGAGTTGTTCTGCCTTTTTTAAGGTGGTAGAAGTAACTAGAATGAGAGCATTAGTTACATTTGCAATCTCAGCTATAGTAGGATTAGCATATTATTATTTAGCAGGAGTAGATATTTCATGGGTTAAATGGTTATCATCTTTTGGGTTAGCTACATCTATTTATGACATTGTTATTAAAGAATTACTTGAATTTATAAAATCAAAATTTACAAATGAAGCAGGAACTAACATACCAAAAAGTTAAAGCAGATGTAATTGCTAATGGATATAAATGGTTTGATGGAATCATGGATCCAAATTTAATTTTCTATAGAAATTCTGAAGAATATACTAATCAATATACAGACACTGTAGCTTTATGTTGGAGAGGAGAAAATGGACAAGAAAAGATATACATAAATAGTTGTAGTACTAAACCTGCATTATATGGAGAAGGTTCTGTAACAAATCCTAACTATGTAGATGGCTTAAAAGCTGTAGGAGTTATAGCTGAAGGCCAACATAGAGGAGTATGGAAAATGACTAATTTTGAAAAATTACATGTAGGACTAACTTGTATGTCAGGAAATCCTCATGCAGCACCTTCATTACATCAAGTAGGAGCCTTTGAAATCTATAGAGATGGAGATTTAGATAAATATATTGATACTGATATTATTAAGCCTAGTTATTGGCAAGGGTTTAACTGTCATTATGGTGGAGAAGGTCAATTATCTTACGCAAATTCAGGTTATTTACCTTGGTCAACAGGTTGTTTTACTATGACTCCTGGAATTCTATTCCAAATATGTTTAATTTTAGAAGAAACAATCAAGTATAATGGTGATATTATTTCATGTACAGTTATTAAAAATTACTAATGGGAAGAACTAGAGGAAAATTTACAAATAAAGTAATCTATTTAGAAAATAGTGGATTACAACCAATTGGAGGTCAATATTTACAGAATGTAGGAGGTCAATTATATTGGAATGGAGTCAATATTGGTTCTACTACAGTTATAGCTGGAGATGTAACTTATGATGATACAGGGAATACGTATGTAATAGGAGATAATGTAGATGAAGCTTTAGCAAGTATAGAAACTGCATTTTCTACAATTGTACAAGAAGGTACAACTGCAAGTAATGGATTAACTAAAACGGTATTAGATGTAGCATTAGGAGGAACATTAACTAAAAATACTTCTATTAATCTGAGTGCTTTTTTATTAGATATTGCAAATTCATTAAATTCTAGAATAGAAGCAGGTGGTACTAATTTAAGATTTACTGCTAGTGATAAGATGATGTTCTTGATTAGTACACTTTCTTCAACATCTCAAAACAAATCATTACAATTAAATAATACAGATGGTAAATTAGAATTAGTAAATAAAGGAATGTTTGGAGAAAGAGCTTCAGCTTACGCTCCAGGAGCTTATAGTATTGTAATATCAGAAGGAAATGGATTAACTCCAAATAATACTACAAATACAGGAGATATAATATCTGCTGGAACTATTGAACACTCCTTATCTTCATTTATAAATAATTCCTCAACTGCTGATTTTGTGCTTAGAGGTTATTTATTAAAGATGGATAATATGTTACAAGGATCAAAAGTTTCAGTAGATGTATCAGTTACAGTGAGATCTGATAAAAATGTCGTATTATTTCCACTTATAAATTTAAGTGTATTTGGAAGTTATTATACGAATACTGGATTTGCATCAACAGCTGGATTACCTAAACTCAACTCTGGATACGGTTTTAGTGGAGGTACTTATTGTGGAGAAAATGAAACTTGTGTAATAAGAAGTAGTTTTATTTTTGATTATGATAATAGTGGATTAGATAATTCATATGGATTGTCAGTATATAGAAACTTAGATACAAGTCCTACGGCTGATAATTTAATTGATGCTACTATTCAAATACTTGGTTGGAAATTTACATTTAGACAAGCATAGAAATGAAAATATTATATAATAAAAACTTAGTAGGAACAGAAATAATAAACGAAGGTACTGAATTTGAAAGTACTATAACTGTTTATAATATAAACGTATTTAAGGATATAAGAATAGAATTAGACTCATATATTATTAATTCTGAAGTAGAAGAATCATTAATAAATATAGGAATTCTAATATCATTATATTCTTTTAATATTATAGATTACAATGATTTAAGGAAGTATCTTATTATTAATTTATTGCCAATTTGGGATTCTTTAACAGTAAAAGAACAGTCACAATTAAAGTCATATTATGTAGTTCCAAATGATTATACATGGGGAAGTGAACAATCAGCTATTTATAAATTATTAGTAGATAATGCTACTAGATGTAGGGAAACTAGAATTGACCAAGGAAGAAGTTATGTAAGTTTATTCTATATTGCTGATACTCAAAAATCTATGAATTTTTTTATAGATACTGAATTACTTATGAATCAATACATTAAAGGAAAGATACCTGCATTAGAAGCATTTATAAATGATGCTGAAATGGCAGGATTTGATTATAGGACAAATGGATTTTCCACAAAATCTTATTATGATCAAGAAGGAATAATTAAAGAACAATTAAACTATTTATTATTTAGGTAATGGCAGTAGATTTTAGAACAGATTCAGGTAGACTATCAGTCTATACTACAATTGGAGGTACAGGAATTCTTATTAGAGAATTTGATATAGATCATTATTTTAAAGTCATAAATGATTATATTGTAGGTATCAATATGATTGATGATAAAATTATTTATAAAGCTAATGATATAGATAATATTACTTTAGATGGTGCAGAAACAGATGTAGCTGTATTAGCTGAATTATTAAATACAACTTTAGTTACATTAAATAATTCATCTACTGTAACTGTAGATGTAGGAACACTTGCAACAGCAGCAAAACAAGATTTACTTTTAACTGAATTGCAATTAAAAGCTGATTTAACTGAAACTCAACCTGTAAGTTTAGCTTCAGTTCCTTTACCAGTAGGTGCATCTGTAGCTTCAAAACAAGATGAAGAGATTTTAATCATGAGATCTTTATTAGATAGAAATAACGGAACTTTTGATGCTTTTTATAGACAAAGATTTTCACTTCCAGAACAAGTATTTGATTCTAAGCAAATTGGAAATAAACAATCTTTAGTTTGGGATGATCAATTAGTTTCAGGTTCAGGAGGAGCTAGTACTTACAATGCAAATCAAGCATCTACTACTTTATCAGTTGGAAATTTAACAGCAGGAAAAAGAGTAAGACAAACATTTCAGCATTTTAATTATCAACCTTTGAAATCACAATTGTGGGTTCAAACAGGTATTTTAGGTACAGCTAAAACAGGAATAACTGTAGAAGCAGGTAGTTTTAATGGTTCTAATGGTATGTTTTTTAGAGTTAATTCATCAGGATTATCTGTAAATTTAACTACTAGTACTTCAGGTGCACCTGTAAATACTTCTATTGCTCAAGCTGATTGGAATATAGATAAACTAGATGGTACAGGAGCTAGTGGAATATCTCTAGATCTTTCTAAAACTTTAATTTGGGGAGCTGATTATGAATGGTTAGGAGTAGGAACAATTAGATTTTTCTTTTTCATAGGAGGAAGACCTTATTATTGTCATGAAATTAATAATTCAAATATTAATACTCTTGTTTACATGAGTACTCCAAATCTACCATTAAGATATTCTATTGAAAATGATGGCACAGGAGCAGCAGCTGATATGACAACTATTTGTTCAGCAGTAGTATCTGAAGGTGGAAGACAAGTAAAAGGTAGGCCATTTGGAGTTACAAGAGGAGCTACAGTATTAACTACAGGTAATAACACTAATATTTATCCTTTAATTGGAATTAGATTAAATGCTAACAATATAGGTTCTTTAATTAAAATAGTTGATTTTTCAATAAACTGTTCTTCAACAGCTATATTTGAATATATATTCTTACTTAACCCTACTGTAACAGGGACAGCACCTACATGGACAGATTTAACTAATTCTAGTATTGATACTTGGGTTACTTCAACTAATGCAACTACATTGACAGGAGGCACAATACTAATGAGTAAAATCACAAGTCAAGGAAATGGAGATTCTGGTGGAGCAAATGAAGTATTTAGCAATGATTTTAGTTTAGGATCTAATATTGCAGGAACAGCAGATATACTTTATTTAGCTGTAAGAAGATTAACAGGAACAACAGAAACTTTTTATGCATCATTAAACTTAAATGACCAACAATAATGGACTTAATTAAAATAAAAACAGATCCTTTGAATCCAGATAATGTATTAGTTGAAATAGACTTAATTAATGTTCCTGATGATCCTACTGCAAGTTACAAGACTTTAACTTATAGAAAAGATTCTATAAGAAACAAGAAATTAGCAAGAAATGGATTAGGAGTTGAAGTAGTAATGTATGATAATTCAGTTGTATATTTGTGTCATGCATCAGCTATGCAAACTAATCATTGGCCAATATCACATGTAAGTGATGTAGCTACTACAAGTGCTGAAGACATTTTTGAAAAATTAAGATCTATATTCTAATGTATAAGTCAGGAGATGTAATTTTATTCCATACTAGATTTAAGTGGTTTAAGCCTAGTAGTTATTTGCCATGGATAATCAGAAAGTTTACTAAGTCTGAATATAATCATGTAGGAGTAGTTGTATCTAATTGGGATCAATTATTCTTAAATGAAGCTGTAGGACATGGTATAGTAACATCTTTATTATCTGATAGATTAGAAGGCAGACAAGGAGAGTATATTGCAGTAAGAAGCTTTAAGAAAATAGATGAAAAAGAATTTTGCATAAAAGCTAATTCTGTTTTAGGCAAAAAATATGATAAAAAGAGCTTATTAATTTACTTTCCTTTTTATATTTTATTCAAGAGATGGGCTGGATCTACTAAAGAACAACAAGATGACAAAATGACTTGTAGTCAATATGCAGCTTTTTGTCATGATACTAAAGATTTTAGTTTGGTTGCACCTGTAGATTTCTTATTTAATGATGATTTTGAAGTAATATGAGTACAATAAGAGAATTAATTTACAATACTAGAAATATCCTTTATAATGGATTAGGTTCTGATGATTATATATTATCAGATAAACAGATTAAACATTGGTATAATGTTGAAAGGAATTTTCTATTAAAAGAAAAAATAGATAAAGAGAAACAATCTATTCCTAATGCAGAACAATCTTTAGGTTGTATATTTCTTGAATGTGTAGATAAAGCTCAATGTGCTAATTTAGGGATATATTCTGATGAGTATATCTCTAGAACTGATATTATTCCTTCTTTGTTAAATACAGATACTTTTGGTGAAATGATTACAGCAGTAACAACTGTTTATGGTCAACCTATTGAATTTACCTCTAAATCTATTGCTAATAAGGCTCAATATAAAAAGTATACTAAGCATCAAAGAAGAGCTTTTGTAGACAATGGTAGGCTTTATATTACAAATGCTGACAATTTAGAAATAATAAAAATTGAAGGAATATTTGAAAATCCTGAAGAAGTTAGTAATTTTGTAGATTGCGATGGTTTAACATGTTATACTGATGATTCTCAATATCCATTACCTGCCAATATGATAGGTATATTAAATGAGTTGATATTTAAGAAATACATTAGTTATATGTTGAACTCTAGACAGGATAGGACAAATAACTCTAACAATGATAATAAAGAAAATTAAAACAAACAGAAAAGAAACTACAACTTCTATAGCTGACATCTATAGGGCTTGTGCGAATGCTAAAAAGATTCAAATACCTTATTCTACATTTAAGGCTATAATTGAAAGATATTTTGCAGAAGTAATTAAGATGTTGATTGTAACAGGTAAAACTTTTGAGTTGTCTAAAAAGCTAGGAGTACTTTCTATAGTTCGTAAAAAGTTAACTGGGTTAGCTTTTGTGGATATGTCTCTTGAAGATAAGATCAAGAATGGATACATTAAGAAGAACTATGAAACAGATGAATTGTTTCTTAATAGACATTCTAATGGATTCTATTATAGATTAAAATGGAGAAAACCTAGAAATTTTCATTTGTCTAATGTTAAAATGGAATTGGTTAAAAACTTAAAAACATTTATTCACTTTGCTGTAATGGCAGATATAATTCATAGTAAAAATGAGCTCAATAGCTACTAAATATATTTCTTGTAAAGAGGTTTTAGCAAAGATTTATTCTGATCTAAACTTAGGTTCTGAATACAGACTTACAGATATGATAGAATGGATAGGAGAAGCTATGGAACACATGGATGCTACTGTAGTTCATCAGGATAAGGTAGTTGATTTAACTATTAAGGAATTCAGAGCTAAATTACCATGTGATTTATACTTAGTAGATGCAGTTCAACATAATCAGTTTGCAATGATTTATGATATGACTAAAGGAGCTACTTCTTATCATACTACTAATGCAGAAACTACTATTAAGAATTTATATTCTAAACCAGAAAATACTTATACTATTCAGTTTCCATTTTTGAATACATATTTTAGAGATGGAGATGTTAGACTGTATTATAAAGCATTTCCTGTAGATGAAGAAGGATTACCTATGATTCCTGATAATATATATTTTAAGGAAGCTTGTTTGTATTATGTAATGTTTAAATTGAAAACAGCTGATTATAATACAGGTAAGATTAATTTTAATGAATGGCAAGCAATCAAGCAAATGTTTAATAAAACAGCAGACAAAGCTATGACAGCTGTTAGTTTCCCACATCCAGATAAAGTTAAGTCTATGATGAATAGATGGATGAGATTAGTTCCTATTGTCAATGAGCACGAGTACATGAATTATTTTAGTAATTTTCAGCAAAAGATATGATAAATCAATTTCAAGGAGGAATGAATAAGGATAGTCATCCTTCTAATTTACAACCCTCTGAATATATAGAAGCATGGAATGCTGTACAAAATTCCAAAGAATATGGAAACTTGTATAACCTTTCTAATGAGAAAGGTTTTTCTATTTATAGTGATTTTAAAGAAAAGAAACCTAATAATATAATTATAGGAATGTTTCCTATAAATGGTAGAATTGTTGTCTTTTCTATAACTTTATTTGATGAAATAGAGTATAAAACTAGTTCTTCTGAAGTAGGATTTATTGATGAAGATAGTATTTATAAAACAGTAATAAATGATACTAATCCTAATATTTATAGTAGTGGTTTTAAGCCAACACAACAACAGATAGACTCTTATTCTGACTTTGAGTTTCTTAATTTTAATATTAATAATCAAATTGATTGTGAAGGCAGAATAAACTTCAATAATCAATTAATTGTCTATTGGTTAGATGGATTAAATAGACCTAGATTTCTAGAGATAGATAGAGACTATGAATTACCTGAAAATAAATTTGAAGGATTATCTAGACAGGTATTAATAGTAGATGCACCAAATAAAGCTAATGTAGAGTATGAAAGAACTTTAGATGGTGGAGGATTACTAACTCCAGGAGTTTATCAATTTGTAGTTAGATACTTTAATGATGTGAATCAATATACCACATTTGGGTATATATGTCATCCTATTCCTGTAGTAGATGAATCAGAAAGTACAGCAGATAGAAATGATTATGATGGTGTAGGATTTAATTATCCATTACAGATTAATAAATCTATTGAATTAGAAATTCAGAATTTAGATTTGAATTTTAAGTTTTTTGAGGTGATTGTAATCTATTATAGTGGTTCAAGTAATACATTTAATGCAAATGTTTATAGATCATTTCCGATTAGAGATACTACTCAAAAGATTATCTATAATGGTGAAATAGGAGAATCTGTATTATTGGAAGAGTTATTACAAGTACCTACTTCTTATGATACAGGTAAGCATATTATTCAGAAAGATGGTAGGATATTTATTAGTAATCTTAAATCTAATAGTTTTTTAGATTTACAACCTATAGCTAATAAATTGATTTTAGCTTACACTATTAAAGATAAAGAAATAACTACTACTGGATTTAATAATAGTTCAAATATAGATAATGACAATGACGAATTTTTTTATATTAATTCATCTAAAGATGCAGATTATAAAAATCCTAATTCTACATTTGAAGAAAAAGGGTATTTAAGAGGAGAAGTTTATGATTTTGCTATTGTTGGTATTAATAAAGATAATTCAGAAACTTTTGCGTATCATATACCTGCAAAATTAGTACCATCTGTTAGTCAACAATTAGAAACTTATGAATCAGCAAATGGAAGTTCTTTAGCTAGTCTTTATCAATCAGGAAGTGGGATACAAGATGAACAAGGTAATTCATTAGATAATAGACCTATTAGATATCATAGATTTCCTTCATTAGTTTTAGAACCTCATGTTACAAACAATATTTCAAGTAATCTACAAACAATTAATATTATGGGATTTCAAATTCCTAATTTACAAGCAGTTTTAGATGAATTTCCTGAAATAACTAAAAAATTAAAGGGTATTGTTGTAGTAAGAAGAAAAAGAGATTTACAAAATAATAGAAGCATTTATTCTAGAGGATTAGTACATAGAATGCTATCTCAAGAATCATTAAAATTTCAAAATGGAAATTATGGATTAGTATTTTATCCTGGCAATATGTATCCAAATCCAGACTGGAATTCAGGAGATTTTGGAAATACAGACATAGATGCAAATGGAAATCAATATACTAATGATTTTATGTTAAGAGTAGATCCATTTAGTAACAATCTTAATATATCAAGACAAATATTACAAAGAAATACAGGTGGTCAACCACTAAATTCAGTATTGATAACTTGTGGTGAAGTTTTTAATCGATTTGGAAATGTTAATTATGCAGCTTTTTATAGTCCTGAAACTGTATTAGGAGCATTGCAAAAACCTGATGCTTCTTATCAATTAGTTGAAGATTTAGCTTTAGTATCTTTATGTAGAAATGTAAATTCAGTTCAAGGCATGAGTTATACAGAAGAAGGATCTATGATAACTACAGGAGGTCAGTTCAGAGCAGGATTTGCAGGTTATGATATGATAATGCATGATTATTTCAATCCGAGTAATGCAGGGCATATATTAAGAAATCCATATAATATATTAACTTCTTATGAAATATTGAATAATACAGGAATTGAATTTAGTCCAAATGGTAGAAATAATATAGGTGGTTTATTAAGGACAATAAATGATAGTACATCAGTTGGAGGATTTCCTACTCCATCTACACCAATAAGAATTAATGGATCTGGATCAGAAGAGTATTTACTATTAGAATTAAATTCTCCATTTCGTGAAAATTCACTGTCAGGAATTATTGATCAATTGTTTTGGTATCCAGCATTAGAACCACAAATTAATGGATTAAATGATTTTACTTATGTTGATGCTACAACTACAACTGTCAATCCTACTCCACAAAGATTTGTATTGTTAGGAAGAACAAGAGACAGTTATTATAATGGAAGTATTCAAGAACGAAGTTTGTATTCACTAAGAAGAAACAATGCAAGTTATGCTCAGTATGGATCCATAGATGGTGCTGAATATATAACTGTAGGGAAATTAAATGTAATAAATGATATAGTTGAAACAGAAATAGATAATGGTACTGTTATTAATAAAAGATTATTTAATGGAGATATATTCATCTCTAAGTTTTTTTACACAAGTACAATTCAATTAGAACTTGCAGGAGCATGGCAACAAAATAATGATAACAATCAAGGATTTTATGATTTAAAAGATGCCATAACAGGATCTAAAAATGGACATACCTTCAGAGGTGGTCATTATTTTTGGGTAGAATCTGAAATAAATTGTGATTATAGGCATAGACCTGTAGATTATGTAGATCCAAATGATCCTGGTTCATGGGTAGATGGTGCACCTTATTATCCTAAAAATAGATTAACAGTAGATACACAAGGACCTGTAATGGCAGTAGATTCAGAATTATTACCATCAAGAGGTTATAATTCTAATTACTCTAAAGAGAATGATTTGAAAGTTTATATTAGTAAGCCATTAGGATTTACAAATGTAAATGATTTTCCTAATAGGACTATTTATTCAGAACAATCTATTTTAGGAGAACAAACTGATAATAATAAGATATTTTTACAGAAAAATTTCCAGGAAACTCCAAGAAATAAAGGAGAAATTACTGGTCAATTTATACATCAAAATACTCTTTATTTACATACAGAGAGATCATTATTTAGAACTTTTGTAAATCAAGCTAATGCTGTTTTAAGTAATGCTCAAGATCTTATTTTAGGTAATGGTGGAGTGTTTAGTTTGCCACCTCAAGAGATATATCCAATATTATCTGGACATGCAGGTCTGTTACATAAGTGGACAGGAGTTCAAACTCCATTTGGTTATATATTCATGGATTACTTTAATAAAAAGGTATTTATGTTTGGAGAAACATTAGAAGAAATATCTCAATCTGGGATGTATAATTGGTTTAAGAATAGTACTCCAATCATGGAAAATAATATTATTAATCCTAATGGCAGTGGTGCAGTAGCATTTTATGATCCTGATAATAGAAGATATGTATTAACTATGAAAAAAGGAGAAGAATATAAAACTGTATCATTTAGTATGTATTCTAAAAAGTGGACTTCATTCCATGATTATAAACCTGCTGTAGTGATTACTATGGATCAAGACATCTATTCTTCAAGTGATATTTCTAAAGGAGTTTACAAGCATAATAGTGGGAGTTATGGTCAATATTATGATGATATCCTTCATGAGTTTATTGTGACTTTTTGTGTTAATGAGAATAAACTAATTTCTAAAGTTTATGATTCGTTAATTATAAATTGTGATTCTTACAAAGGAGATGAAGACCTTTATCAGGACGTTAAACAGCTTATTGAGTTTTTTGATACATTACAGTGTTGGAATGATTATCAGAATACAGGAGAAGTAGAATTGAAAGTAAGAGATAATAGAATGATTAATGTAGAAAATGAATTTGATTATAATGTGAAAAAAGTTAATAATCAGTTTCAAGTTAAGATACCATTATCTAAAACCGAAGATAACTTTGAGAATATTTATGAGGAAGCTAATTTTATGCCTGTAATGGAAGATGCAGCTAGGATGAGAAGCAAATATCTAATCACTAAATTGGTCTATAAAAATTCTAAAAATTTATATTTTGTCCTAATGGAAATTATATCTAAACTTAGAAATTCTAGTAGATAAATTTGGAGTATTAAAATTATCCTTGTACCTTTGTCGAATGAAAACAAATGTAATTTTACAATCAACAGATAGAGAATTATTTGGTATTGTAATTCGACAAAGTACAAAGGAAAAATTTTTATCTTTAACTGATTTGCAAAAAGCCTATGAAAAAGCTAGATGGCAATTTGGTTGGTCAGATAAAAGAGTTAGTGATATATTTTCTAATATAGAAACTAAAGAAAGAATCTATTATTTGCTTAAAGAGCAAGATATCATAAAAACGGGATTTCCCGCTTTTATGGAAATGATTGAAAAAGAAGGAGTTATAAACGTATTGAAAGGATTAGAGATTTATAAAACTACAGGAAGAGGAGACAATAAAGCAGTTATGTGCGATCCATATATTTGGATGTTGGTAGCTTTAGAATTAAATCCAATGCTTTATGCAAAAGTAATTATATGGCTTACTGATTCTCTTATTTTTGATAGAATTGATGCAGGTTCTGAATATAAGCCAATGAATGTAGCTATAAATTCTATAATTGAAAAGCCTAATTATCCTGATTATGCAAAAGCTATTAATAACAAAGTTTTTGGTCATCATCAAACAGGAATGAGAAATATTGCTTGTGCAAAAGAATTAAGAAAAATAGCAGATATTGAAAAGTTTTTAATTAATGCTATAGAACAAAAAATGATTACTAAAGAAGAACAAATATTTCAATGTATTCAGAATTATAAATAAGATGCAAAAAATAAAAATTAAAGTTTATGTACCAGTTACAACTCAGTTTGTAATACTTGATATAGAATATCCACAAGATTTTAGACAAAGAGAAATAGATGATTTAGTTGAGAGAGAAATAAAAGAATTTTTTATACAATGCAATTAGTTTTACAATAACAGAATTATCAAATGAGTAGAGACAAATTTATTAGTGCAAAAGCAATGAAAATAGAAGAAGAAAGAAACGAATCAGGTAAAATTACCAAAGGTCAAGTTGTTGAATCGACTAATCCTTTAGTATTGGATTGTAAGAAAACTTTAATAGAATGTATTGACATTCTAGAGAAGAAAAATGCAGATTATGCAAGCGAATCAGATCCATTAAAGAACTTCAATGCTTCAGAGATAGTAGGAGTAGACAGAGAAAGAGCTATCCTAGTTAGGATTATGGATAAGATAAGTAGAGCATCAAACTTATTAGATAGAGATCCATTAGTAAAAGATGAAAGTCTAGAAGATACTATCAATGATGCAATAAATTATTTAGCTATATTAAAATTCGTAAGGAAACAAATTAAATAAAATACAAAATGAAAAAATCAGAAGTAAAAACAAAGTTAGAATTGATAGAATCTAACATTAAACAACTTATTAACGATGATGAAATATCATTGTATATAACTAGTGGAAGATATATTCCAGATCAAGGATATGTAAAAGACCTTCAAACAATAGAAGAAGTTGTTATAGCTCATTCTGTATTAATGGGATTTCAAGTAAATCCTATTGTAGAATCAATGAAAGCTCTTGGAGTTAAAGAATCTGAAATGAATAAAATAGAAGATAAGATTTTTGGATTCAAATACGAACATTGGCTTAAAGATTTAAATACTAGATTAGCTGAACTTAGAAAAGTAGAGTCCTTAAAAAATCTTCAATTAGCAAAAAGTATTTTACAAAAACACTTATCTGAAGATGATAAATTTGAATTAGATACAAAATTTATTGATGATGTACTTGGGGTATAAAACATTTGAACATATTTTTTTTGAAACTTAATAAATAAATTCACTATATTTGCAGCTATCAATTAGATAGCTGTTTTTTATTATATATATATGAAAACTAAAAAATATAACTTAGGTGTACAAAAAGTAGATGTATCTCCTGGTTCACAAGGAAATGAAAAGTTTCTATATGGAAATCAATATGGACAAATGGGTGCAGGTTTAGGTGGAACATTAGGTTCAGGAATAGGAATGATAGCTGGAGGTCCTATGGGTGCTCAAGTAGGTAAATTAGCAGGTACAGCTTTAGGTTATGGTGCAGGTTACCTTATAGGTAATCAAAAAGGGAAACAGATTGCTACTGAAATGGATACTCAAAGAGGTAATGAATTAAATATAAATAGATCAATAGATTATCAAAATGACAACTTTTCTGGAAAAGATATGTATCAAGACAAAAAGATGTTTGAAAATACAGGTTATTTAGATAATAAACAATTATATGCTAAATATGGTCTCAAAAATGCTCCTAAAGAAAAAATAGAAGTAGAAAAAGATGAGATGATTTTTAGAAAAGATCCTAAGAATGGAAGAACTATGTTAGTTGCTGATTTCAAAGGTGGACAACCTCATAGTAAAGGAGGAGAAGACTTTCTTGCTCAAGATGGAGATGTTATCTATCCTGGTAAAATGAGAGATCAAATTAAGTCTTTAGTTGGTCAAGATGGTTATGTAACTGATGAGGAAACATTTGAAGCGTATAGACAACAATTACCTGAAGATAATGAGTCTCAAGAAATGAAAATGGGTACAGGAGGATATTTAGGATTAGCTAATGATATTATGAATACAGGTTCTCAATTAATGAACTTTAATAAGAATATTCAGAATATGGATAAGCAAATGTTATCAGGACAACCTCAAATGCCTCAACAACAAAATAAAGCTATGGGTAGTATCTTAGGTGCTGGTCAATCATTATTAGGTAATAAACAAGGAGGTGCAGTACCTGTTCCTGAATATCCTAATGGAGTAAAAAGCAAGGTGATTAAACCAATTAATACTGTAACAAATAATTATGATTCTAATAGAGAAAGAGGTTATATGAAAGTATTACAAGAAACAGAACTTGATAAACTCAAAAAAAAACATAGAGTGCAAAAAACATTAGATAAAATATTGAAATTTAGCAGTGCTACATCTATCTTAGGATTGACTCAATTATATGGAGATAAATTCAAAACAGAAGCAGAAATGCAAAAAGAAAAAGATATATTAAAAAAGAATAAATCAGTACCATTTATAAATAGTTTTTTCCAAACTCCAGAGCAATATTGGGGCAATTCAGACAAAGTTGAAAATGTAACAAATACTTTCAAAAAAGAAGAATATGATGGTTTTATTGAAGAAATTCAATCATTAGATAGTGAATCTCAGAAAGAAATTATTGATACTCTTGCTCAATCTGGTAATAAAGAACTAGCTGATACTTTGAAACAAACTTTAGTTACATCAACTACTAATAAACCTAATTCTTTAGTATTTAGTGGTACAAATACAGGTAAATATAATCTTAATCCTAATAATCCTTTAGGAAAGCCTATTCAATCTTTTGATGGTACAAATAAACCTCAATCATATAGTAATTATTACGGATTTACTGAAGATCAAAATACTGATAATATTCAACAGTCACAAAATCAAGTTGTAAATACTCCTCAAGAAAGATTTACAATGAAAGATGGTAAATTTTTAGATTCTCAATATAATGGTAAGATAACAGATACAGATAGATTAGCATTTAAAGAATGGTTAGGAAAACAAAATCAAGATATTCAAAGACAATATTATAAAGATAATGTAGCTAAACCTGAATTGCCAATACAATCAGGAGAAGATATGAGTAGAGATGATATAGCATTTCAAATGGAAAATGAAGCTCCATTTTCAAAAGCAGCTACTAAATCTTCTTTTGCTCAATCACCTTTTACTGAAAAAGGTTATATGGAATATATTAATACTCCTGAGTTTCAAAGAGAAGTATCAAATTCATTACCTGGTATTAAACCTTATTTAAGAGAAAATCAAAATGAAGATATTGATAAAGAACTTGGTAAAAAGAAATTAAAGTATGGTATTAAAAAATTCCAAACAGGAGTAGGAGGTATAGATATAGCAGGCATTTATAATACAGTAGATCAAATACAAGGTACTCCATTTAAGTCTTCTTATGTAGAAACTGATAATCCAAATGATCCTGAATTTTTAAATTACATGAAACAACAAAAAGGAATTTATGGTGAAGATACTCAACCTAGATATGAAGGTAATTACATAGACTCAAATATGAGGTCTAAAAATAATCCAATTGATGGAGGAATAGATTGGACAAAAACAGGTGCTAATGTAACTAGTACTCCAGATAGTAAATCATCATTCTTAAATATGATTCCTAATATTATTGGTACTGGTGCAAATATGCTTTATGCTCATGGATTAACTAAAGAAAGATCTGAAAAGAGAGAAGCTACTAGAGCTCAATTAGAACAAATGAAGTATCAAGATAGATCTAATCCTCAAAGATATCAAAACTTATTAGGTTCTAAATTAGCTATGAAAAATGCTACTAATTATGCAGGAGGTTCTATTAATAATTTATTAGGAGCTTCAGCTATGTCTAATGCTGCTTATCAACAACAAGCTAATCAAATAGAACAAGGAGAATCTGCTGCTGCAATGGGAATTGATCAACAAAATGTAGGTATTAAGAACCAACAAAATATTCTTAATGCACAATACTTTGACAATAATAAGACTGCTAATGAAATGAATGATGCTAAGACTAGAGATATTATTAGACAAGGCAGATTAGGTATGGCTACTACAGCTAATCAATCAATTCAAAATGCTCAAACTTTGCAGAAAGATAACTTAATGCAAAAAGAAAGTGATAGAAGATATGGATTACAAGAAAAACTATATGGAAATCAATTGAAGATGGCTAATGAACAAACTGAAGCTCAAGACTATAGTACTTATGCATCATTAATTTCTTATAGAGATAAGTATGCTGAAAATGATCCAAGAAGAGCAGAAATAGATATGTTACTTAAAAGATTTCAAAAAAAATATAATTTTACTAATTTATAAAAATGGCAAATAGATTTGATAATATACCAGGTTTACCACAACTATATCAGCAACAAAGTATGGTTGTGGAAAAGCCATTTATAGGTACAGATGTACCTAATTCTCCATTAAAAGCTCCTCTTGATTTATATAAAAAAGAATTAGATGATAATAGAAAAGAAAGTTTATCTCAATTTGATAAACAAGAAGTATTCAAAGGAGCAGGAAGAGAAACAATAGATTTAGGAAATTATGGTGGGAAAGTAGGTATATATGAAGATAAACGATTTAATGGAATTATAGAAACTGAAATAAATCCTTATATAGTAAAAGCAAAAAAAAATATTTATGATCCAGCATCTGTAAGAGAAAGTGTAAGTGCAGCTAATAATGAATATCATCAAAATACAGGCTTACAAACGATTAAAAAAAATCAAAAAGTTTGGGATGCAGAAGATCTTGAATTGTCTAAAGAAACTACAGATCCTGAACTTAAAGATAGAATATATTTTGAAAGATGGCAATTCTTAAATAATTTAGAAGAAGAAAGAGCTGCAATGAATGCTAAAAATCCAGGCTCTGGAGTATTACATGTTAAGGAATATATTCCTGCTGCTCCATTTAAATCTGTTAATGCAAGTGAGGCAGTAAAAGGATGGGCAGCTAGTATGAAGCCATATTCAATAGGAAAAGAATGGTTAGTAAAGAAGTATGGAGATAAGGAGAAATATACAGCAGGAGAATTAGAAGAATTTGTAACAGAAGCTAGACAAAGATCTGGATTTGGTGCTTTTTTTGAAAATAGTGATATTACAAGAGCTCATGTTGCTCAATTAAAAGATAAGGCAGCAAATCAGTTAAAGTTTGCACTTACTAATCATAAAAAAGCTAATGGCGGAAAAATTAGTGATGATATTACTAAAAAAATAATGAAAGCGTATAATTTTGGAAAAGATGACATTAAAGAATCTGAATTAAAAGCATTATTAGAACAAGGTGATTATAGCCAAATAGAATCAAAAATAGAAAATCAAGCTAAAAATTTATTGTTTCAAGAAGGAACAAATTATATACCTTATTCTCATAAAACAACTATTGGTGGTGTTAATTGGGGAGATGATGATTCTAGTGGTCCTGGAGGAGGAGACTTTAATATTAATGATATTACTGGTAATGCTTCTAATCAATGGAATGATTCTAAAGGTACTGACATTCAACAGTTATTTGCAAAAGGATCTAAAGCAGGTGAGTATTCAGAAGAAATAGATGCAGATAAATTTCTAGAACAAATCGATTTAGCTACATTAGAACCAAAAGATCCAAATAATGAAGGGTTGAAAAATAAATTAATGGCTTTAAATGGTACTGCACAACAAGTAATTAATAATTATTTAAAGACATCTGGATTTGATGCAACTAAAATTCCTTCAGAATATAAAAACAATCCAGCAGAATACGTTAAGATTTTAATGGAAAAGAAAACAGGAAAACCATTTGAATATTATAAAATAGCAATGATACCTGTATTAGATGAATCAGGAATGTATGAAAACAATATGAATGAGACTGTAGGAGGTTTTGTTGGTAGTGATCAAACTAATAAAGATAAAACTAATAAATCAGGATTAAATGAAGTATTTTCTCAAATAGGAGTAAAAAGTGAAATGGGAGATTTGTATTCAGGAAGTTTATTAGGAGAAAATAAGTTTGCAAAACAAGCAGTTACAGCATTTACTCAACCTTATTCTGATAAGACAGCAACTAAGTATGACAAAAAGAATCCATGGACAAAAGCTGTAGCATCAAGTATATTAAATCTTATAAATGATAAAGATGCTGTTGCTAAATTTAAGATAAAAGTAGATGGTAAAGAATATGGACAAGAAAGTGGAACATTGTCAAAATGGCTTAAAGATGTAGCAGGAGTTAAAAGTGAGAAGATTATAGATCCTGACAAAGCAAATTCTATGACATGGCAAGCTGATGATAAACAAATTTATGTTAAATTAATAGATGACAATAATAAAACTATAGAATTAGCATTTGATAAAAATGATCATAATGCTATATCTCAAATAGCTTCTCAAATGCAATATGTTGAGACTCCAGATATTAATAAAAATATGCAACAATTTACGAATATGGCATATACATTTTCTACTAATAAAGAGGCAAATAATTCAGTTTTTAAAGCATTAGAAACAAGTAAAGGATCATTATCTATTATCCCTCAAAATGTAGATCCTAATTCTGATATAGTTTCAATTAATAATGGGAATCAAGTTATTACATATAAAATACCTAAATTAAGAGGTGTTTATAATCCATTACAAAATATAAAACCTGGAGAAATTGTCAATATAAATTCTATTAATGGATTAGATCTTGTACTTAAAAATAATGAGTTTAATAGATCTCCATTGACAGGAGTTGCAGGAATGAATTTTGTTACAATACCTTCTTTTACAGAGCAACAATTAAACTTACCTCAAAAATAATCAAAATGCCAATAGATTTAGAAGCATTAAACAAACAAATAGGAGGAGTTCTTCCTGGTCCTAAAACTGAAAGATCTAACGTTTATATTCCTACTAAAGAAGAACAAAACAATTCAGGATATAATACTCATTATAGTTTTGAAGATACTACAGAAGATCTTAAGAATAAGATAGCTTCTCAACAAGAATTTGGAGATTGGATATCTAAAGTACCATTAACATTTGGAGCAGCTGTTGCATCAGGAGCAGCTGCAACAGGTGGTGTAGCTATTGAAGCTAGTAAAATGGCAGGAGCAGCATTATGGACTCCATTAGAGAATTTTGATTCTTATATGAGTGGTTCTAATAAATGGCATTCATTTGCAAGTAATTATGAAGCAGGAAATCCTTTAATTGATTTTGCAGAAGGTATAAAGCAAATGACTAAAGATTGGCAATTAAATTATGCTGATAATAGGACATTTATGGGTAAAATAGAAGCTTTTACTGAATCTGCAATTAATTCTCTTGGTGAATATGGTGCTATAGGAGGATTGACAAGCTTTGGTGCAGCTGCAAGTTTAGCTAAATTAGGAATAAAAGGAATGACTAAGAATTATACTATAGGAGCTATTGGTTCTTATGTAGGAGGAGCTCATGAAGGTATAATCAATGCTAGAGAAGAATTTGAAAAGAATAATCAAGATGCTAATATGATGCTTAATAAAAAGTATCAAAAAAAGATAGAATCTCTTCAATCAGCTTTTGATAATGGTGAAATTGATGAAAATACTTATAAAACAAAACTACAAAGTGCAGATAAAGAATATCAAGAAGAATTAGAGTATATTCATGATACATTAACTAAAAGTGCATTAAGTACTATAGCTTTTAATACAGCTGCTATAGGAACAATGAATTTATTAGAATTCAATTTATTTGGAAATAGTTATAATTTATTAGAAGCAGGAGTAAGAAAACTTAGAGGTAAATCTAAGTTGTATGATGATATTTTATCTCCAGCATTAGGTAAAAATATAGATGAAATTACTCATAGTGATTTATTGAGTATAGAAGCTAATAAAGTAAAAGCATCCAATTGGACAGGACTTAAAAGTTGGGGATTAGGATCTTTAGCAGAAGGTTCTGAAGAAACCATTTCTGATTCTATTAAGATTTTATCTGAGGGTTATGCTCAAGATAAGTTAAATGAAAAGAAATTAGCTAAAAACTATAATGGTCAAAACTTTATGGATAAATGGCTTAATTATATGTCATCTCCAGAAATGATTGAAACCTTTATTGGAGGAGCTTATGCAGGAGGATTAACTCAAGGAGGCATGAGGGTTATAGGTAAAATGATGGGTAAGGATACTCAAGAGCAAGAGGAGTTAATGACTTATACTAGAGAATTATTAGAAACTCAAAAACCTATAAAAGAAACATTAGAGAAAATAACTCAAAAAGGAGCTGCAATAGATCAAGCTGTAAAGTATTTAGAAAATAAAGAGTATGATAAATATAATGCTTCTATATCTCAAATATTTAATTCTAATATAATTAATTCTATTGAAAAAGGAACTTTCAATGTAAATAAAGCTGTATTGCAGAATCAAATTAAAGAAAATAATGATAAAATAAGTAAATTAGAAAGCGAAAAATTAGCAGATACTACTCCAGATTTAGTTTCAAAAAAACAAGAAGAAATAAAAAATTTAAAATTATATAATGAAAATGTCAAAACAGGAGTGAAGATTCTTGAAAATTATGAAAAAACTTATAATCATTATAAAGAAGTTTATGGTAATAATAAAATAGCCGAAATAGTAATTGGAAAAGATGTAGAAATAGAATTTGCTAGAAATTATTTAAAGCAAATGGATTTGACTAGAACTGTAGAGGATAGTGATTCATTTAGAATAAGAGACTTAGCATTAAAGTTGAATGGAAAAGTAATGGGAGATAGAGTAGCAAAAGCAATAACTATAAATGATTATTACAAAGCTATATCAGAAACCTATAAGTCAATAGTAAATGATTTTAAGTTGTTAGGAGATGATGCAACTGAAGATGATATGCTTGAGATGAAAAAAGAAATTGAAGAACTTAAAGAATTCAGTGAAATTGCAACTACTTCTTTTATTCAAAAAGAAATATTTGAAAATTCTATTAAAGATAATATTGCATTTAAAAATAAAATAGATAGAGATGTTGATTTTAGATTAAAATTAACAGAAGAATCTATGAGCAAAGAATTAAGAAAAGAAATAGAATCTGAATTAGAAGATACCTATTATGCAAAAAGAAGAAAGCAATTAATTGTAGATCTAATTGAGAAATTAAAAAAAGAAGGATTATCTCAAGAAGAAGTAATAGAAATAGAAAAGTCATTAAAAAAAGAGTGGGTAGATGAGACTTTAATTGATAATTACAATCAACAACAAATTGATAGCCAAACAGTAAGTCAGTCTAAAATAGAAGATACAGTTGAAGATGAAGAAGAAGAAGTTGAAGAAAATATTAATAATGAAATTGTATCTGAAGCTGATATAGAAAGAAGAAGAGAAGAAGATTTAAATTTTGAGAAAATCACAAAGTCAAATACAGGGATAGAAGCTCCTGCTTTATGGAGTGATTTAGCAGAAATTCAACAAAAAATAGAAAACGACTTCAAAGGAAATTCTTTACTTTCAATTTCTACATATATTAAAAATAATAGGGCTGTTTCTAAGTACACACAAGAAAAAATAGACGAGTTTAATCAAGCGTTAACAAATGTAATTAATGCTAAATATGATGCAGAATTAGCATTGTTAAAAGGTAAAACTGCAACAAAAACTAAAAGAATACAAGCTGAAAAAACAATTATAAATAAAGATGATGAAGAAGAAATTAATAATAAAATAGCTTCTGAAGCTGATGTAGAAAGGAGAAGGCAAGAAATAGCAGAAGAAGGGCTACAAGAATTGAACGAAGGGAAAAATAGTGATGAAGAAATAGAGAAACAACCAATTGGAACATTCAAAAGAATCTGGGGCTATCTTAGAGGCAAGTATAGTGGGAGCGTATATGATTTAGGATCGTTGGTTATTGGAAGCGATTTAACTTTTAATTTTGAAAAAGTAGTAGCTGCTATTAAGATTTCAAAAATTGGTAAAGCTTATTCTTCATTTATGGACGAACTTGAAAAAGAAGTAAAAAAAGCAAATGACACCCTTGAAGAATCCGTAAATAGAGGCATAAGAGAAAATTATCCACAGGGTTCTATGGATAGGCTTAAAAAAGGAAGAGATGAAAAAGTAGCAGAAAATAATAGACTATTAGAGGAAGCTAAGATAATCAATGCTAAATACGATGCAGAATTAGCATTATTAAAAGGTAAAACTGAAACAAAAACTAAAAGAACACAAGCTGAAAAAACAAGTACAAATGAATCTATTAATGAGCAAGAATCTATTCAAATAAGAGAAGAATTATTAGACAAATTATTTAAAAAGGATTTTGTTCATTTATTTCAGTTTAAGTCTAATAAACAGTCTGATATACAAGAAATTAGTGAAAAAATAAAATCTTTATTTGAAGTATTAAAGGAATTCTTTGATGCTAATGAAAATCTATTGACTACTGATAAAAAAGCAATAATAAATGAAGTTAATTTTAACGTTTTTTATGAATTTGCAAAACAATTTGAAAGTATAAAATCTAAATTCCCATTTATTCAAGAATTTGAAAATAAAGCTAATGATGAATCTTTACCTGAAGAAGATTTAGATGCTTTAATTGAAGAAAATCAATTATTATATGATTCGTATTTAGAATTAATGTCTGATTTAAGTGCTGTTAAAGAAAAACTAGCATCAAAGTCTACTAAAAAAGAAATTAAAGAATTTCTTACTATTCCTGAAGATGATGGTTCTGATTTTATAGATGATTATGCTATTAAAGTACTTAATTTTATAGATGTAATTACTACCTTAAAAGAAGATAAATCTAATGAAGAAGAAGTTGTAAAATTAATAGAATCTAATAACGAGGATTATGATTCTACTGTAATTTATGCATCATTAGATCCAATTAAGAAAAATTCTTTAGAAAAAATAATAGATGACGAATATACTACTTTAACTAAATTAGATGTAAATAATACATTGACATCTAGTACTTTAGAATATGATGAAGCTTCAGAAACAGTTAATGGTGCTAAGAAAAAAAATGGAATTGTTCCTGAAACAACAAAAAAAATACTATCTGGAGAATATAATGGAAAAAACTTTGTATTAAGATTAGAGTCTAATTTAGAAATTGAAGAACAACCTATAAATGAAATAGATAAGCTAAATGAACATGAATTAGAAAAGCTGAAGTTAATGGTTGATAGATTGAAGAGAATTTACAGTGGAATTGAGTTTCAATTTGCAACTGTAAATGAATTAAGAAATCAACTACCTGATGACCAAAAGAAATTTGCAGATAAATACAGAGCTGTATATATTAAAAATAAAGGAAAAATAGTATTTAATATTAATAATAAGGGATTGTCTTATGAAACTGCTATTCATGAGATAGCTCATCCGTTAATTGTATTGATACAACAACAAAATGTAAAGTTATATTCTGAATTATTGGATATATCTAAAACACTAGATAAAGATAATACTACAATTCAAAATTTTGTTTTAAAGAATTATTTTGAGTCAAGATCAGAGCAACAATTAACAGATAAAGAACGACTTAATTATGAACATGAATGTATTGCTCATGCATTAGAAATATCAGGTTCTAAAGGTATTACTTATCAAGAAAGACTTGATAAAAAAACTAACAATAAAAAACTTTTAATTATACAGAAATTTAGACGTAAATTTGAGGAAATTATTAAATATTTAATTAAAGCTGTAATGAAGAAATTCTTTAAGACATCTAGTATTTTAAAAGATGAAAAAGGAAATCCAGCTATATTTAAAGGATTAATGACAAATAAGCAAATAGAAATTAAGATGTCTGATATTAATTATGATATGTCTTTAGATATGTTGTCAGATTTAATGTTAAGTTTAAAAGTTAAAATTGATTTAAGTTCAGTTTCTGAAAATAGTTCAAAAGAAGATATTATCTTAGGAAGCATGAAAGAAGAAATAAATAAAATTCAAAGAAATAAACAAAAAGGTTGTTAGTTTATGAGTTGCAAAATTATAAAAACAGAAAATGGAACTATACTAGAAGTTCGTGATAATAAAGGAAATACTTCTTTATTGTATGATAATTTATTAGAAAAATACAAAGATCCAGATTTAGCATTAGATTTATGGACTGTAGCATATAGTTCTCAATTTAAGTCTATATATGGAGAATCTAATGAAGAGCCTTCTTTATTAGAATTTGAAAAAATGTTGCAAAAAATGATTGGAACTTCTAAAAAAGAAGAACAATTTAATACTTATGGATCAAGAACTACAGATACAATATCTGAAGATGAAACTCCTATTCAAATGTATATTAAAAATGAAGATGGAACTGAAGAAGCTTCAGGAATGTACCTTCCTTCAATTGAAAAAAGAATAAATACATTAAAAGAAAAAAAGATAGCTTTTGAGTCAAAAGTAAAAAGACTTTTAAATCAAAAAGAATTAGAGTTATCAGAAACACAATTAGGTTCAATTAACAATAAAATAGCAGCAGTAAGTGCGTTGTATGATGATAAAATAAATAGTATTGATAGTGCTAAATTAGAAAGGAAATCATTAATTAATCATTTGAAATCTGGAAAAGTTATATCAGGAGTTATTCAGTATGAAAATTCAGGATATACTGTAAAAACTGAAAGATCAGAAGAAACAGATTCTTTAAATAAAATTCCTATTTACAAATCGATAGGTAATAAAAGTGAAGTTAAAAAGAAAGATTTAAAATTAGCTTTTAAATCTAAAGATGGTATTGTAAGAGTAAATTCAGTAATTACTGATAAAGATGGTAATCCTGTATTATATGAATTTGATGAAAATGGAGAAATGTATGTTTCTGAAAAAGGGACTCCTAAAAATGAATTTAAGCCTGTATTAGTATCAAAAGGAACAGAGTTTAGAGAAGTAGGTATTACTGTTCGTGATAATCTTGGAAATACAAGATTTATTCCATTATTCGAAAATTATGTAAATAATAGAAATGGAGTTGTTAATCAAGAATTTCTAGATAACTATAAAGCTTTTGTAATGGATTTGTTTAGTGTGTTATCAGACCAAACTCCTATTACAAGAGTAGTTGATATTGTTGCAAATCCATTGTTTGTAAAGAAAAACAACTATAAAACATTGTTTAATTTTTTAAGTCAATTTCATTCAGGAGTCGTTGTTAATAATTGGGATAAAGATAATAGAAAAGTATTAGCTGAAGCTATGAAATCTAATAATATGGTTTATTTAAATCATAATAGTTCATTAGCTGAATTAAAAACTTTATATTTTATTAACAAAAGAAATAAAACAATATTCTATATTAAGCCTGGACATGATTCTAATACGATTATAGACCTTAAAAAAAGACATGAAGCATTATTACAAGATGATGAAATGGAAGGCTATACTATCGTTGAAATTGATAAAAATGCCAATTTGAATGAATTATTATTTACTGATAAAGGCATCTTTAATCAAATGAGATTTTCTTTTAATTTAGAGAAATCAAATACTATTTTTGTTCCAAATGTTAATGAAGATGGAAGTATTTCATTGATTGAAAAAGATTATTTAGATTACATTAATGATACTAATGTAATGTCTATGACTAGTCAATCAATTAATATTGGAACTGAAGAAAATCCAGATTATCAAATGTTTTTCAATCCTTTAGTTAGACTTGTAAAAGATGAAAAAAGACAAGATACATCTACAAAACTAGATATTAGTGAAACAAATTTAAAAGAAACAGAAGATAAAAAACAATATTTTGAAGAAGTTAATGGAGAAATTAGATATTATGATAGAGTAACATCATTAATATCTGATGAAGAAATGAATGTTGAAGAAACATTTGAAGTTTTATTAGGAAGAGTAATACATAATTCTTTTTCAGGAGAGATAGAGAATTACAATGAAAATTTACAAAAGATAAAAGATATTTATTATAATAATTATAGTAAAGATGAAGCGAATAAAAAAATAGATTTATTATTAAAAGAGATTGAAACAATAAAGACATTAATTCATAAAGAATTAGATGCAAATGAGTTTAAAATTGTTAGTCAAGAATTATTAGTTAGTAATTATAATTTAGAATTAAATAAAGGTGTAGCTGGACGAATAGATCTAATCGTTCAAGATAAATATAGTAATTTACATATAATAGATATTAAGACTTCTAGTTATCCTTATGAAGAAAAAAGCTTAAAAACTAAGCAATATTATGAAGCACAAGCAGGTTATTATAAAGTATTATTTAATGGAAATAGTATAGAAAAAATAGAATCTGTATATATATTGCATTTGGAAAATAACGTCAATGATAGTCATCAAATAGAAAATACAGAAGTTACTTTACATAAAATAACTCCTTTAAGAGTAGAATTATATCAAGATAATACTGAAGCTACAGAGGATATTCCTGGTGATATATTTGATGATTTTGGATCAAGAGATGATAACTTTTTTGCTTCTTTAGATGAAGGAGAAAGAATAAATTATAAAAATAAATTATCTAGTATTACTATATATTCTCATACAGTACTTAAACAAACAAAAAAGGAAGATGGTAGTATAGAAAAACAATTAGTTGCAATTGAAGCTTCAAAAGATGAAACTCATAGAATGTTTCAATATGTATCTTTAGGTATAATAGAGATAATGAATAATGAAGGATTAGATGTTAATAGTGCTATTAATAAGTATTTTTCAACTGTAAAAAGCTCTGATTTAGCTTTAACTACAGACATGAAGGCTAATATTAAAGCTACTATTTATTTTCAAATAAAAGATACTTATTCAAAAGGATTGAAAGGAGCAGTAACAAATAATAATGCTAAAAAAGTATTACTTGAATATTTAGCAACTTATGGTAAAAAAACAACTTTAGCAAAATTTAATGAAGAAGTATTAAATAAGAAATCATACCAAGATATAGATATTGATTCGATTGAAATTCAAGAACCAATATTAGATGATGAAGGAAGTAAGGCTAAACCAGAAGAAAAAGATTTCAAAGAAAGACCTGTAGATCCAACATCTTATATTAAAGAAGAATTAATCCAGTTAATATTGAGATGTAGACAAGGAACAATAAGAAAGTTAGAAGGAGATACAAATGACTACAAAGAAGTTCCAAATATTGATGATAAATTGCAATTGCCATTATATGTAGTAAATTGGAGAAACGTAGTTGATGATATTAAATTGTCAGTTGAAAATTGGCTAGATGACAATGGAGAATTTTCTAAGGAAGACTTACTTACTATCATTGAAAGAATGTATAAAAATGGTAGTAATCTTATATATTACCAACTTTATACAAGATTAAAAAATCCTGAGAACTCTCAATCTTTAAATCAAATGTTTCAGTATTTGAGTATGCATTATGTAAAACATGCAGCTGATAATATTGTTAAAAATAATTTAAATGCTAATAGAAAAAAAGAAAAAGGTTCAAATAGTGATATAGATGAATCTATTTGGAATGCAATTGGGAATGTTGCTAATGCGTTAGCTGATTCAAAAATATATTCAAAAGAAGGGAAAGGATATAAGAAGTCTACAGCTGTATTGACTTTGATGGAAGGATTATCTAATGCTATAATAGAGTCTAAAAAGAAAAGAGGTCAATTTAAATATTTACTTAAAAAAGATGAAGATTTCAATCAAGATTTAAAACTTTTTGAAACTAATCCAAAAGAGTTTATAATATCTTTAGATGAAGATTTAAGTAATGTTAAAGAACATTCTTTAATGATTCATTATTTGCATTTATTAGGCTTTTCAAAAACAGATATAGTAAATATGATGACTTATTTTTATAACGAAGCAGGGTATCATGTTAAACCTAAGACACCTAAAACATCTATATTTAATGAAATTGTAAATTTAAAAATTCACAATAAAAAAGATTTTTTTGATGATTTCAAAAAGAATAAAACTGATATTTTAAAGAAAATAAATGGTAGAAGAAATAAGCATATTTTAGAGCTATTCTTACCTGCAATGACTATGGTATCAGGAAATAAAATTAAATCTTTTATGCGTGCAGGAAAGATGAGATATCCATTAGTTAGAAATAACCATTTACAAAAAACATTAAGACATTTAAGATCAGATAAAATTACAGATAGAGTAAAAAGAAATTTATTTTTATCCTCACTAAAAAGTTTAGTTCAAGCTAAAGATGTTAATATTGCTTATTTAATAGAACCTGTATTTGATGGAGAAACAAAAGATTTAAATTCATTAAATGATTTTGAAATGGATTTAGTATTGCTTAATAACTTTTTTTACGGTTTTGATCAATATAATAATACTAATGGACATGGATTTATATCTCCTACAAATTCAGTTGTAGGACAAAAAGTATTGGTAACTTATAGATCATTATTAGCTGATGTAAAAATGCAGCCAGATGTAGTTGTTAAGTTTTCAAAAGAAAGCACAAGTATAGATTTTGAAATTAAAGATATTAAAGTAGATTATTTAAAACGTATAAACAAAAAGAATAATCCATTTATAATCTTTATTAAAAATGAATATGCAAGAATGAAAGCAGCTCATGAAAGATTTGAAATTGCTAATAAACACTATAAAACGACTAATGATAAATCTAAATTTGAATCTTTACGATTAAATGATGATTATTATGTAAATAAAAATGGCGAATATATGCCAGGTCTAGGTACTTATTTTATTCAATTTGGTACATTAAATTCAGTATTAGGAAATAGTCATCCATTATCAGAATCAGCTATTAATAAAGCTTATGGTAATGAAGAAAATTATATAGAAGAATTATCAATGATTGTTCTAAAAGAGCATGGAGAAAGGCTTAAAGAAGAGATAACAAATGCCTTAAATAATGGTGTATTAAAGAAAAAAGGAGACTCTGTAGTTTTTAATGATTTAATAAATTACAATAAAAAAGAAGGTATTTTAGATAAAGATCATTTAGATTATTTTGCTCAATTTCATTTAAATCAGGAGTTAAGTAATTTGCTTTATAATCAAATCACTTTTCATCCTGGTTATGTATCAAAAGTTATAGAAAACAATGGAAGCATTAATTTAACATCTTCTATAAATGAAACATTAGAATCTTATGGTAAAAGAAAAAAATCAAACATGTCTCCTTTGGATAATGTAGATTCTAAATCTATAGAAATAAGAGCAATTGTAATGGATATCTCATCTTTCCTGCACGCATAAAAGATTTAATTTTATTTCCTGATACCATAGTCATTGCAGGTAAGAATA